CAACAAAGATATTCTTTTGAATTTGTTTCATTGACTTCAAGTCACCTGTTGGTGTAACAGGATTATTATTGTCTGCCCATGGAGTTGGCTTGGCCAAGAAACAATAGTAAGAATGTATTGGTATTGTAATTGCAGGTGGTACTACTGCAACTGGTGCATAATACAAAAGGTCTATTTGAGAAACTTTTGATGCGCTTGTGAGTATGTTTTTATTTGCCATGATTTATTTATTATGCCTTTGTAATAGCTACAAAAGTATTTTGTGTCGTTCCGTCAATACTCATGTATCTTGCCAAAATGGTTGTTGTTGCCGGTATTGTATATGTTGTTGCATTAATTGTTGAATTTAATGCAGAAACTCCGTGTGTAAACACTTGACTTGTTGCAGCAGTATTTGTAATCCATGCAACAACTTCTTTACCTGTTAATAAATTGGATAGTGTAACTACCAATCCAGCAGCAGTCTGAGCACGAACCAATGATTGTGTTGTCATATCAATTGTGATTGCAGTCTGAACACCAGCTGAAACTGTCGGTGTATAAACGAAACCATTTTTTGGTTCAATTGATCCGGTGGTAATCAGGCTACCAGCAAGTGTGCCAGTTGCATTTGCTAATGCGTTGTTTGCTTTGGTGAAGGCACCATTAGCGAATGATGCACCAGAATTGGCTGTTATGAAAGCACCATTAGCAAATGATGCAGTTGTATTTTGTGATTCGTAAGATGCATTGGCTGTTACAAAAGAACCATTAGCAAAACTAGCAGCTGCATTGGCTGTTACAAATGCACCGTTAGCGAATGATGCAGTTGTATTTTGTGATTCGTAAGATGCATTGGCTGTTACAAATGCTGCATTGGCAAATGATGCAGTTGTATTTTGTGCAGTATAGGATGAGTTGGCTGTAACAAATGCTGCATTTGCGAATGATGCACCACTATTAGCAGTTACAAAAGCACCATTAGCAAATGATGCAGTTGTATTTTGTGCTGTATAAGATGAGTTAGCTCTAACAAAAGAACCATTAGCAAATGATGCAGTTGTATTTTGTGATTCGTAAGATGCATTGGCTGTTATGAAGGCACCGTTAGCAAAACTAGCAGCTGCATTGGCTGTTATGAAGGCACCGTTAGCAAAACTAGCAGCTGCATTGGCTGTTATGAAGGCACCATTAGCAAATGATGCTGTGGTATTTTGTGAATCATACGATGCATTAGCAGTTACAAATGCCGCATTGGCAAATGTTGCACCAGAATTAGCCGATACAAATGCACCATTAGCGAATGATGCTGCCGAATTGGCTGTTATAAAAGCCGCATTAGCAAATAATGAATTTGAGTTTGCCTTATCATAAGAAGCATTTGATGTAACAAAAGCCCCGTTTGCAAACGATGCAGCACTATTAGCCTGTGCATAACCAGAGTTGGCTCTTGTGAAGGCCGCATTTGCAAAGGTTGCTGTGGTATTTTGAGATGTATAAGAGGCATTAGCAGTTACAAAGGCACCGTTAGCGAACGATGCGGTAGTATTCTGTGCAACATAAGAAGCATTGGCTGTAATGAATGATGCATTGGCAAATAATGCACCAGAATTGGCTGCAAGAAATGCACCGTTGGCAAAATTGCCAGCAGAATTTGCAACGCTTGATGGTGTATTTGCCTGTAAGAAAGCCGCCTGTGTTGATGCATCAGACAATTGAGAAATTTGTTCTAATGTATATGAATTGGTGCTGTCTGCTTCCAAGTTCACACCAACAAAAATTGTATTGGCTTTGTTGGTTGTTATACTACCCTGTGTTAATTGCGAAATTTTTACTGTTGACATTGTTTACCCCAATAGGATTGTTTTTCCATCTTCTGTTATTAATGTATCACCATCTTCTGTGGCGAGTTCTGGTATATATGGTACTCCAGCTGAACCGTATAATTCAATTTGACTTGATGATATAGTACTGTTTGCAATGAAGGTTCTTTTCACAGCCATATAAGAATTTGTTGTTGAGGTTAAATTAGTTGACAAATATATTTTTTTGTTTATATAATCAACTGTATTAACTATCTTACTTGAATTATTATCAACAAGAACAACGTCACCACGATAAACAATATCTCTTATTGGATACACTGGATCACTATAGTTTCCATTGTTCATCAAATCATATAGACCTGTTAGAGATGTAATATTTAGTACGTTTGAACCAGAGTTACCTGTTACCAAGGCAACGTTTGCATAGGTCAACCAAACATTACTTGCAAGTGTAACTGTGCTTGTTGCATTGCTAACCGAAACAATTTCTGAATATACATTTGGTCCATTTTTGGTCTCAATAAGAATGTGTGTATTTGGAGTAAATATTTGTTCTAAGTTTGCACCATTTGTTTGATTGATTTTAATTATGTTGTTACTTTTATTGGTAAAATCTGTTACAATTGTTACCACATTTTCCACATTCATATCAATATAATAAGACCATGGTTTACCCAAATACATTGCTTCAAAAACATGTGAATTTATATTGTTATTTGATTTTAAACCATATCGACCTAATACATTTGTTCCAACTGGATGCAATAAACCTAAAAGAACTTCTCTGTATTTTGAAATCTCTTTGTCAACTGTAATCAAATAGGTAAAGTTATTGTACCTATCATCTTGCATAATGTCGAATGAACTTGGTTGTCCTTGTGAGGTCAAATACTGACCATCACCGATGACCAATCCATTTAAGAATGTTGCGTTTGCTTTTGCTGAGCCGTCACCATATGAAATGTAACCTTGTTTGTTATAGTTTCTGGTGTATACAGTACTTTGACCTAATGAATCAAAATATGTATAAGTTTTTGTAAATTGCGGAAACGCCGAGTTGGCCATTCTCAAGTTGATGTTTCTATCTTCACCTAATATCTTCAATGTTAAATTTGGATTTGGATTTGCATTGTAGTTAAACACTTGTAGATTGTACAGTGACAATTGTGTGTTTGCATCTGGAGCCAATAATGATACTGAATTAACTCTGGCGGTATATGTTGATAGGTTGATTGTCGGACCTTGATAGATGACCTCACCTTTACGTGGTAGATTTTCAATCGCAACGTTTGACACAACAATATCTTGTATCTTTAATGAGACACCTGGTTGTGATGAGTAATCTTCGCCATAATTTTGTATGCCAATTGTAGTAATTGAACCAACACGGTCAACAACTAATGAGAAGTCAGCACCAGTACCTAGTATTCCAGGTACTGTTATGATTGCACCAGATGCTTTTGCGTTTGCTGATTGAACACTGACTGAAGGTAAAAATTCATTTTTATAACCATTTCCACCTAATGGATAAAGTGGAAATGGATCGGCTGGATTATAAAAATAGGATATTCCTGTTATGGTACCGTTTGCACCAACGCTGGTGACATTTGCATATGCACCTTGGCCAGAACCTCCGGTGAAAACTATTCTGTCGTTTGCTTGATACCAACCTCCACCACTAATGATTTGAATTGGTGCAAGTATACCAAGTGGTGCAATATCAGAACGTTTGGCTGAGTAAACATCAAACTCATCTTCTGTGGGTACTGTAGAAGTGACCTCGATGGTTGGTATAGATGCAATACCACCACCACCATTGTCAACAATCATACTAAAAATTGAACTTGTTTCTAGTGTACTGAAAGATAATGCATTAATTAATTTGGTATTTGCATTTGCACTGGCCATATTTGCAAAAAAGAAATTACTGTTACCTATTACAACATCATCTTTGTAACCAATAACATCAGTTGTAATGTAACTAACATTTGCTCTTGCATTACCAGGTGCTGATGCTGTTGTTATAACTGCACCACTGGCCAAAACATTAGATGATTGAACTGTTGCGGTAAGACTAACAACAGCCTGTGCATTTACAGAAGGTACATATCTAATGCCTGTAATCGAACCTGTTCCACTAACACTAGTAACGTAAGCAAAGGCCGCATTAGCATAATTCACTCTATCATTTATTCTATAACCTGAACCGCCATTAACAATCGTGTAAGATGGTGGTAAGAAATTAGACAAAGCATATACGTTTGCTTTGGCACCTCCGCCACCAACCACTGTAACAACTGTGTTTGGTTTTAAAGTATAACCGAAACCACCATTCACAACATTGATACGTTGTAGAGAACCTCTTGTTGTTTCTGAAACAATAGCCGATGCACCAACACCAGTAGTGTCATCATCCATACCATCATAGACAACAACAGGATCACCTGGTTGGTATAAAGAACCACGTTTAACGGAGTTTATTTTAATTTGACTGATTTGACCTACAATTTTTGCTGTAAGTATTTCACCATTAAATAACACATCTTGGTTGTTTGAGTCAACTATCTTAACAAATTCTCCAGATTCAAACAGTCTTTGAATATCTGAAATAAAGATTTCTGTTTTTTCTCCAACTAATACCGCTGCTTCAATCGTGGCAATAGACTTTGATTCTAAACCAAACACTCTCAGATTTTTGGTGTTTAGAAAATTACGATTACTTGATGCAAGTTTTAAACTCTTTGAAACATACCATGTACCAGCAGAGGCCTTAAACACCGCTTCTTTTGTATTAAAAACTTCAAAGTCTGAGTTGAAAAGTATACGAAAAAGGAATTCGTATGATGCTGGTGTACCTTTTGTTTGGTATAATTGTCTTGCAACTTTAACTGCTTCTTCTTTACTTAACAGAGTATCTTTTGGAAAGAATGGTAAAAAATCATTAGTAAAGTAATCTAAAAATTCTTCTGTTGTGGTATCAATATCTTTGTATGATAACAGATTCTTGGTACGTTCGGTAACTTTACCCGTTTCTTCCATCCATTCATAGTATGCCTTAATAAACGTGTGAAAGTTTATATACTGGTCATTGTCACGAATGTGCTCAGGTAATTGGTCCTTGACCAATAAAGAGGTTAGTTGGCCGTTTTCTATCATGTTGTTTTAGCTGTTACATTGACAATGATTGATTGTGGATCAAATTCATCCACTGTAATGATTCTGTTGTAAGAAGATGATATAATAGTTGATGTAGGTGTTGTAGTCAATGTTAGTTGACCTAATTCATTGTCAACTGTAATAGGCGAAAACGCATTTAATGTAACGATACCATTATTGTAATCTACTGTACCAATATTACCATTGAAGACTGTTTTCACATTAAATGTATCATTAAAATAAGTTCTTAATGTGCCATATTTACCTTCAAGCATAACTGTTGCTGCACCAAGTGTACCTGTTGTATCATTGGCTGCATTTGTTATTGTCAATATTGCTGATGTATATCCTGTGCCTTTTGTTAAGACATTAATTCTTTTAATAACACCATTCACCACTACTGCTTCTGCTGTTGCACCGGAACCATCACCTAATATAGTAATCTTTGGTGGATATTCATAACCATAACCAGGATTCGTAACTGTAATAGATTCTACACCACCTGAGGATGAAGGTACCTCCTCGATATAAAGGCCTTGAATAGTTTGCGCCAAGTTTAATGGATTTCTATAGACCACTGTCGGTGAACTCAATATACCAGTCAAGAACATACCTTTTTTCAGTTCTGTTCCGTAATATAGTTTGTATGTTGTTGGTGTACTTAAATTTGGAAAGAATTTCTTTTGTAACTTGATAGAAATTTCATTTGTAATGATAGAAGAATCGGTTGCGTTGATTCTATTATTGAAATCGGACGCTTTGAATGTTGAATTAAAAGTATTTAAAGTTGACCTAGCGTATTGATTGATAACATTTCTAACGGCAGCCTTAATTTGTGCCGATGTAGCAGTTGTTTTCTTTGGATCATACAACACATTTGCTGTAATTTGTACGTAAGTATAATCTGGATCAACAATCGTTGGTTCAATTGTCATTAAAGAAATTGGTTTTAAAACATCTTTAATCAGTTTTGATTTTTGATTTTCTGTAATCGTATATGCACCAGTCGGTTTCATACAAACAAATACACGACCATAAACAGGAGGATCATTTTGTTGGCCACCCCAAACATTCACTGCATCAAAAGAATAACCCAATTTATTTTGTTGAATCGCTGTTATGTAATCATCTTTGGTTACTGCACGACCTTGTGCAGCATAAGATTTTGGTGCTTGAAAACGAATAGAGTCAATGGTTTCTTTTGAAGAACCTTGTGTTGCAGAAGTTATCGGTGTAATAACCGTGTTACTGTAACCCGCAACAGTATTCATTATGACAAAATTATTTGCGCCAGCGGAGTTTAATCCTTGAGTTGTAACATATGAAACACGAACAATATTACCGTTATTTAAACTTTTACCTAAAATATTATTGCCAAAATAAATTTCGTAGTAACCATTTAGGCCTTCTTGTAGGAAATATACCTTAGAATCGTTGCCTAAAGATAGATAGTCTGTTGATGGACTATATGTTGTTAACGAATTGTTTGATGTGGATTGTTGTACTGCCACCAAAAGTGTTGTTGTGTCTATGTCTGTATCTGGTAACTTGAATAGACTTTTTGGATTTGTTCCAGTGTCTACCAGAAATGAATTTATTTGCGGTCTACCTTGTTTCAGTGTTAGATTATTAAATTGTGCGACACCATTAACAACATCCACAGTATGTGCATCCGTATTCACAAAATTATAATTGATGCCATCAATTGCTTCTGAAAGAAAGTTTGTATATTTTGGTAAAGTTATAGTCGAATCTGTTACACCATTTATTCTCAAATTGATTGTGGCTGAAGGTGCAATCGCAGATTTTGGTGTGTAGTTTAAAAGTTTTGCTTGAGAAACCACTGAATTTCTTTGTAAAGCAGTATCTAAAAACATTTCATTTGCAACCATGTTCAAGTAATATGCATTATATTGCGTGTTGTATGCTAATACATCCAACAGTGTGGAAATTGCAGAACCTTCGTAATTATAATCATTAAGGACACCATTGTCCTTCATATAGTTCTTTAAACTGTCTTTGATTGAACCGAAATCTAGTTCGGTTATGTTGAAATTTGAATTAGCACCTGCCATTTTATCTGTTTCTCTCTAAAAAAACTGTTACAGTAGTTGGTTGTGTTGCATTTGCTATGTAAAATGTTAGTGTAACATCATAAGCATTTTTGTCGATGTAAGGTGTTACCAAAACACTTTTCATGTTTACTCTAGGTTCATAGTTTGATATTGCAACTGAAATCTCTTTTTCTAAAGCTGATGCGGTAACACTAGAGATATTTTCAAATAAAAGAATATCTATATTGGAACCAAACTCTGGATTCCATAACTTTTCAAACTTTTTTGTTAATAATATGTTTCTCACAGAACGAATAATGGCCTGATTGTCATAACTTAAAGCAATATCATTCAACACAGGTCTCTTGGAGAGTGTGAAGTCTATATCGGAGTAGAGTTTTTGTATGTTTTGTACGGTTGCCATCTTTTATTTATGTCTAGGAGTAAAACGATTTTTTGGACTTTTGAAGCTGTGGGAAAAAATTCTTGAGCCGGAACGCAAAAATTCGAAATTTTGGCAATTATGAAATTCTGGTCTTGGCCTTCTCTGTACCAATTAAATTCATAATCAAGTATTTCTCGGTTTCGCCCATATTATTGAGTTTTTTGGTTTTATTGTATCCTTCAATGAAATATTTTACATTATTGTAAAAATCAATATCAGCTATTCTTCTGGTTTGCATGTAGTTATTCAAATTAGTAATATGTGTGTTTATATTTGTAATTTGTTGACTTGTCAAATTTGATGATACTGTTGTCACATTTTCTTGCAAAACTATGTCAAATGTCGTTGTGGTAACAATACTATTTGCAAATTGTTGTTTATATGTTAACAGAATATCGTTATTTGCAATTAATT